TTAGCTGTTTAGAATAGACTGTTCCAGTGCAGTCACGTATTCCGCCAGCTTGTCCGCCGCGCTGCGCTTGTGTCCGTCTCGCAGATGCGTGTAGACGGCCTCCAGAACCTGCGGCGTATCTCCTACGATCTCAGCCGCCTGCCGGGGGTCTATTCCAGCTTCATAGCAAATTGTGGCGAAGCTATGCCGGAGACAATGAGGCGTGATAGGAAATGTCTCTACGAGTTCTCCACTATCAAGCTGTTGGATTTCATTCAGCCCTGCCTCCCGACAATAGGCCCTCCACAAAGATTGAATTTCAGAGGCCCGCATAAAGCCACCGTCCTTGCCGGGGAACAGCAGCCCGATTCGGTTTTTAGGAATGCGCGCCGCCAGAGACGGAAGAAGCGGGATGTCTCGCCGACCATTGCGGCTTTTCAGATGATCTTCCAAGACAGGGACTTGCCCTGTGTAGGACAGTTTCTTGGTGATGTGAATGCAGCCCGCTTTGCGGTCAATGTCGCTGTAAGACAGGGCTAGAGCTTCGCCACGGCGGCAGCCGGTAAACATGAGAAAGTACCCCAGTGACACGTCTGCATCTTTCTTGTGGCTTTCCAGAAGCACTAGCGCCCGCTCCTGCTCATCCGTCAAGGACTCGCGCCGTTTCGGGGGCGGCGTGTGCTTTGGAAGCCGTACTTTGTCCGCGGGAGAGGCAGCGACATCCCCGGAAACCACGGCAGAATCAAATATCATTTTTACTACCGCCAATTCAATTTGAGCGGTATTCCGGCTGTGCGTTTTTGAAAAGTCGGAGATTTGCCGTTGCAAGTCCTGCGGTGCAACCTCAGAGGCATGTTTGTCGCCCAATGATGCTATTAGACGAGCCACAGCGTAAGAATAAACCCGGCGGGTGCTCTCCGAAATTTCGCTCTCGTGGGCGGTCTCCCATTCTTTTGCAATGTCCTTGACTTTCCTACCTTTGCTTGCGACTTCCTTGTAGGCTAATATCTTCCGATCTACCTCGCGGTCAGACTTGCCACGAAAGGGTACTCGCTTGCCGTTGATGGTCTTGATCGACTCATGAAGTCCATCAGGGCGTACATAGTATTTCGCCATAGTAATAAAATCCCCCTTTTCATCGCGTCGCAACTGTGATAATATAGGGGCGCAGAGGCCCCAAGGATAAATCCCCCTTGAAAAATCTGCTCTTGCCGTCCCGGTGTTGGTAGCGCCGGGACGGTGCTTTTTTATTTTGCGATAGTCATAATTATGTGGCAGGATGCGCATCTGGATATTCCGCGTAGTGAGTTTTTCATATAGATTTCAGCCGTTCCAGCGCAGACAGGGCACGTATAGCGTACGGCCTTTGGATACCTACGCTGGGGTAACGTTGACACCGCATCCACCGTGTGAAGAAACAAATCAAATTGTGCCTCAGAGAGCATTACAAGCTCACGCTTGGCAAAGGGTATCTTTTCTTAGTCATGACCCTGCCTTGACAAACAAGGGACTGATTACTTTCATTTGTAATTACAACATCGCAGTCGGCCCGATCTCTATTTAAGGAGAATAGGTACGTAATCCCAAGTACTCTGTCATAATGGTATTGCTTGCAGACGGTGCCACCATCTACGCAAAAAACGCCGATATCTCCGTCGGACAGCGCGTCGTGGTTTACAAACACCATTGAACCGTCCGGAAAATGCGGTTCCATGGAATCCCCCTGAATGCGTATCGCAAACGCCGCGCCCGCCGGGTCGTCCGGGCCCAATTCGTAAGGCTCGTAGTCCTGTCCGACCAGGGGGGTTGCGATTCCTGCGGCAGCGGGCTCCAGAAACAGGTTGATAACTTTGGGTTCCTGTTCAGATTCTGCATTTTGGAAGAATCGCGATTCATCCGCAACCCGTGCTATCTCCACATCGGTTAAATCCCTAACCGCCTGTTTACCCCAATTGTCTAAGCTGTCATAATCTTTTGCCAATTTTTGCGCCTCTCCTGAATAGGGGGAGGCGCTTTCTTTTCCTTGGTCTTGACTGATCCCAAGAGTGCTAATTCCTTCCCTCATAAGTTCGAGTATCGCCTTGCTTTGTGAGTTGATTCCACTTTTAAATCTGAATTTGTTTACAATATCTAATTCTTTATCACTTAAAGAAATTGTGTATCTTGCTTTTTCGGTCGCCATGCTTTGCACCTCCCATGTGCGCATTGTATCACGGGTTCACCACTTTGTAAAGAGAAAAGAGACACAGTGATGACTAAAAGTGATGCACTTTTATGTTTGAAATGTCAATTGAAAGTGCTGCACTTTTTGTAGTATACTCCAATTAGTACATCACTGGTGATTAAATATTTAAAGTGCAACACTTGGAGGGACTTATATGACTAATATGAAGCGCGTTACACTTTCGCTTCCCCGAGATCTTGAAGAAACCTTGTCCACCCTCAAATCAGACCCCCGCTTTATGGATATGACAAACTCCCAGATCATGCGCTACCTACTCCGCGTTGGGGCCAGAACAGAAAAACTCAAATCTTAATCAAGAAAGGAGGCCGTTAAGCCTCCTTCCTAAGAAACCTCTTTATCTCGGCGGACTGCACTTGGAACAGGCCGTGTACCCTTGGGACTTAGCACTGGATAGCGAGATAGCTATTTGGCTTTTCCGAAGATACTGGCATCCGTCACGGTGGTATTTCTCTCCGGTTTTGGTTACATACACAGTTACGGTTTTAGTATCTTCCGTGGTCTGGGCCGCTTTGCTCGTAGACGCGGTGTTACTGGCAGAGGTAGTCGTGCTACTTTTGACGGATGCTTTTCCGTCTATCACCCCTGCGGCATAGCCCGACTTATATCCGGCATCCTTGCCCGTAGAAAGACCTTCGTCGTACCCCGCAGAGTGACCAGTGTCCATTCCTTCATCGTATCCGGCATTCTTACCTTCGGCGTATCCCGTGTCGTAGCTAACCGCTAAGCCCTCTTGGTATCCAGAATCACGTCCAGCGGTTTCACCCGATTGATACCCTTCCGTGTATGCGGCATCGTGTCCAGCGTCTGCACCTGCTTGGTAAGACGCGCTGGAAGCTCCCACCAATATGAGAGCCGCAATTATACCACTGAGGATTCTCTTTCGCGTAAATCGCAAACCAACACCTCCCCAAAATTTACCATAATTCTACACCTTTCCCCATAAATGTTCAATGCCAATTAATTGGAGGTAAATTTGTGAAAAAGAAACAGTACAGGCCCGGGTGGACCCCACCTGATGCAGTTGCGTGGTGCGACTTCCACCAGCGGGGCATGAACTACCCATACATTCGGCGAAAGCGATGCCTGTTCCGCCGTCATTGCAGCCGCCCCTGCAAGCATCTGCAATGGTTTCCGGTAACGGCGGGACGAAAGGAGGACGAGCCCTCATGAGCAGGGAATCAGAATTTTACCGGGACAATTTGGAACAAGTGCTTGAGTATTCAAAAGGTCGTCAGATGTTGAATATCAAAGAGACGATGGAATTTACCGGAATCAAAAGCTATGCGACGGTAGGCAAGATGTTCCCGTTTTTCAACGGATATATCAGCGTTGCCACACTGGCCCGGTGCATGGCAAGGAAGGAGAAGTAATGAGCCAAAAATCAGAAAAGTACGCCCGCAACCTCACTGCACGCATGGACAAGCTGGAACAGGACTGCCGCTTTGTTGCGGCGCTGCACAGCATCAGCGATGACAAGGCAACGGAGCTGCGCCGCCGGACCCGCGAAAAGGCCCGCCTTGCAAGACAGTGGCGGCAGCGGTGTATATGGCTGGCTGTTGTTGCAGTGGTGCTGGCTGTGGCCTTGTGCCTGACCCTCAAGGTTAGGGCGGACGCCGCGCCGGTGGGGGAGTCTCCTATTGAATCCATTCCCATTGTGGCGGTGGCGCCGGAGGACTTTGAAAACGAAAAGATTGAAGCGGCTTTGCTGGAATGCGCCAATGTGATTGAGGACTGCACGGTGACATGGTACACATCAGACACCTGCAACAAGCAGCCGGGGGACCCGGCCTATGGCATTACATATTCGGGCTTGCCCGTGGTAGAGGGCCTTACCTGCGCCGTGGACCCCGACGTGATTCCGTTGTACTCCGATGTATTTGTCCGGTACGCGGACGGCACAGTGGAGCAGCTTTGGGCCACGGACACCGGTGTGAAGGGGAATGCAATTGATATTTACACCCCGGACTACGATTACGCCATCCAGTGCGGGCGGCAGAGTTTGACGGTGTGGTGGGTGGGAACGGAGGCGAAGACGGATTGAGTTTAACTATAAAGCCGATCCATCTAAAGCCAGCGCGGGAATATGTCAGATTATATCACCGGCACAATATCCCACCGGTCGGCGGTAAGTTCGCAGTGTCCTGCTACGACGGCGATCGGTTGTGCGGTGTAGCGATCTGCGGGAGGCCGACGGCCCGAAGATCAGATAACGGCACAACGTTGGAAATCTACCGAAATTGCACTGACGGGACCTATAACGCTTGCTCCAAACTGTACGGAGCCTGCTGCCGTATTGCAAAGGGGATGGGCTATCAGCGAATAGTCACTTACACCCTTGAAAGCGAAAATGGCGCATCCCTAAGAGCTTCTAACTTTACGTTCGAGGGGATGGCTGGTGGTGTAGCGTGGACTGGAACACGCCATCGGGATTACTACATATCGCCGGAAGAAATGAAGAACCGATGGTCAAGGGAGGTATCCTCATGAAACCCCACTACCTCATCTGCACCCGCTGCTATAAGCGGTGGAACGTATCCCGGCTGCGGGACGGGAGGCCTTACATATGCCCCGAATGCGCAAAAAAGTGCCGCCCCCGGTGTGCAAGACCGAAAGCGGCAAGAGAAAAAAGGTATATGCCCTATTATTGGGCGGGAAAGGTGATTTGTCAAGATGAAGACGGAAAAATGCCGCGATGCGCCCGATTCGCTCACCCGTGGGGAGGCCGCTGCCGCGCTGGGCGTGTCGACGTACTGGGTGGACAGGCTGGCGAGGGAAAACAAGCTGTTAAAAGACCCGCAGAAGCGAATCACTAGAAGTAGCTTGGAGCGGTTCCAAATTGGTAACGCAAAAAAGATTGAAGCGGCACAGGCAGAAGTGCTTCACGCCTACGAGATCGGCCTTTCCATGAATCTTATAGAAATCGTGGCGGACAACGCTATCCGCGACCATAGTATCCTGCTGCCCGGTAGACTGACCGCGCGGCAGTTCACATACCAGACCATCTACAATTACGTAATGAAGGAGAAAAAACATGGCTGCTATTAAATCCGAATTGACCCTCGGCCTGTCGCTGAGCAATGAAAATATTGAGGTGCTGACGCGCTTCTGTGAGTCCGTGGACTTCCTCAAATCGGCATCGCAGTCCGGGGCGGAAGTCAAGCTGCATTGGCCTGAGCCCGCAGCCGCGCCCGTACAGGTGACCACCCCTGCGGCAGTTATGCCCCCTTTCCAGCAGCCCCCGGTGTCCACGCCTGTGGCAAACCCTACCCCTGCGGCTTCACCTTCTGCCCCCAACCCCGCCTACACGACTGGTGTCCAGCCGCAGACCGCCGTACCTACCGCCCCTAGCTTCACCCCGGCAATTCCGGCGATCACCCCGCCCGCACCGGTAGCGCCTACCGCAGCCCCTACGTATACCATGGACCAGATTGCAAAGGCGGGAGCCGAACTGGCGCAGGCTGGCAAAATGCCGCAGCTTTTGGGTCTGTTGCAGCAGTTCGGCATTCAGGCAATCAACATGCTGCCGCAGGAGCAGTACGGAGCCTTTGCCATGGCACTACGCGGATTGGGGGCGCAGCTCTGATGCCAACGCCTGAATATCACGCCCGAAAGTCCCCGTCCTCCGCGCACCGCTGGATTCGCTGCCCCGCATCCATCAAGTTGAGCGAGGGCATCCCCACGACCACCAGCCCCTACGCGGAGGCGGGCAGACTGGCCCACTCCATAGCGGAGTTAAAAGCCCGTAAGCGATTCATGGTGTTGAACAAGCGCACGTTCAACGCGCAGTTGAAAAAGCTGCAAGAGGACGAACACTATGCCGCCGAAATGGACGGGTACACGGACCTGTATGTTGAAACGCTGGAACAGCACGCCATGGCGTTTCACTCCGCACCGTTCATTGCATTGGAAACCTCTGTCCCAGTGGGCATCTTCACGCAGGAACTCAAAGAGGACGGAACCCCGGCTACGGGAACTGCCGACTGCATCCAGATCGCCGAAGGGGTCTTGTGGATCACGGACTATAAAAACGGCGCTGGTGTGCCGGTGGACGCCGACTACAACCCGCAGATGATGACCTACGCGCTGGGCGCGTTGGCTATGTATGCACTGGTCTACGGCGACTCCATCCAGACCATCCGATTGACCATTGTTCAGCCTGCGTTGCACAGCGTGTCCGACTGGGAGATCAGCCGCGCGGAGCTGGAGGAATGGGGAAGGGAAGTCCTGACCCCTGCCGCAGTGCAGGCGGACAGGGAAGACCCCGGAGAGCCTTTCCCCGGTGACTGGTGCCGGTTCTGTCCCTTGAAGAACCAGTGCCGGGAACGGGCGAATAAGGTTCTGGCGGTGGAGGCGTTCGGCAAGAAGCTCCCGCCGCTGCTCTCTGATGCCGAAGTTGGACAGGCTCTCCAGCGGGCGGAGGGGCTTGTAGCTTGGTACAAAGACCTGCAAGACTATGCGCTGCAATCGTGTTTGGAGGGAAAGCAGATCACTGGTTTCAAGGCGGTGGAGGGCCGCAGCAGCCGCGCTTGGGACGATCTGGACGCCGCCTTTGCAGATATCCAGCAGCACGGCGTGGCGGAAGCCATTCTGTGGGAGCGCAAGCCCGTGACCGTAGCTGCCTTGGAAAAGGCGCTGGGAAAGAAGACCTTTATCGAAGCCGCTGGCGGGCACGTAACCGTAAGCCCCGGCAAGCCCACGCTGGTTTCTGAATCCGATAAACGCCCTGGTTTCAACGCTGCCGCGCAGGCATTTAACCCGATTAACTGAAAGGAAGTACATTTATGAACGCAAACACTTTGACCATCGGCGAGGTTCGCCTGTCCTACTGCAACCTGTTCCAGCCCAAGCCCCCCTTCAACAACCCGCAGGGGGACCCGAAGTATTCCACCACCGTTCTGCTGCCCAAGACCAACATTGCCGCCAAGGCCGCGATTGACAACGCCATCAATGCCGCCATCAGTACCGGTATCAGTAACAAGTGGGAAGGCAAGAAACCGGCCATGCTGGCAATCTGCGTCCATGACGGCGACGGCCCCCGCCCCAGCGACGGGGAGCAGTTCGGGCCTGAGTGCAAAGGCTGCTGGGTATTCACTGCGTCCTGCAAGCCCGACCGGGCCCCGTTCGTTGTGGACTCCAACGTACAGCCCGTCCTCCAGCAAAGCGAGATTTACTCCGGCGTGTTCGGCAATGTCAATATCAGCTTTTTCCCCTACAACAACGGCGGCAAGAAGGGAATCGGCTGCGGCCTGAACGGGTTCCAGAAGACACGCGATGGGGAGCCTCTGGGTAGCTCTGTTTCTGCTGCCGAGGCGTTCGGCGCATCTGCCGCAATGCCCGCAACGCCGGGATACGCTGTTCCCGGATATGCCCCAGCGCCGGTACCCGTACCCGCCTATGCCCCTCCTGTTGCCGCGCCTGCGTATCCTCCCCAGGCAGCACCGACTTATCCCCAGCAGGCGGCACCCATGTATCCGCAGCAAGCTCCGGCGTATCCCCAGCAGTGGCCGGTTGATCCCATCACTGGGCAGCCTGTTCCCAGCGGTATGCCGGTTATGGGAATGTAATGGGACAAAACACAGGCCTCACACTGGGGCAGCGTTTGGAAGCTATTGATGCCGGTTCCTTAAATAAAACGGATCGTTTGGCGCTGGCTTACACCCGCTTGAAATGTGTGCTGTGGGACGAAATCTTAGGCCCCAAGCCAGAGGGATTTGATGATCTCCCGAAGTTTTCAAAAGAAGTTAAGAAATCATTTCGCCCGCGTCAGCACATGCGGTCAAAACATGACTATACCGAGCCTGCGCTCGTTTAAGCCTGCTGCGTCAACCTCATCCAGAGAACAAGCTATGTAATTACCATCTTTCAGCGCCATGAGGTCTCTGTATTCAAAGACCGGACAATTTTCTCAATATGGCGGTAATACATCCATTCACCGTTTTCGTTCATCCATTTCAGCAGTTTTACGGAGTTCTTACTCAGCACAAAACCACCTCCTTTCGCCATGATTTTACCACGGGCGAAAGGAGGCGGCAACCCAAGGGAGGTAACTCATGCAGCACCACTTGAACATTGACTTAGAAACATACAGTTCCGTGCCGATTACGAAGGCCGGACTTTATAAATATGCGCAAAGCCCGGACTTTCAGATTCTGCTGTTCGGATACAGCCTCGATGGTGCGCCGGTGCAGGTACTGGACCTGACGCAGCCGAGGGCTTTTATCCCGCAGAATGTCGCGGGCTGGCTGTTTGACCCGCAGTGCATCAAGCACGCGTTCAACGCCGCGTTTGAGTGGTACTGCCTCTCCCGGTACTTTGGACTGGAGCAGCGCCGGGATTGGACGCCGGAAGTCTGGCTGCCCCAGTGGCGGGATACGCAGCTTCACGCACTTTACTGCGGGTATCCTGCCGCACTGAAAAATGTCGGCGCAGCCATGGGCTTACCGGAGGATAAACAGAAGCTCCGCACCGGCGGCGCACTGATTCGCTATTTCTGCATCCCGTGCAAGCCCTCCAAGTCCAACGGGGGCCGTACCCGCAACCTGCCGCAGCACGACCCCGCAAAGTGGGACCTTTTTAAAACCTACAACGCCGGGGATGTTGTGGCAGAGCAGGAAATAGAGCGCCGTCTTTCCGTCGTGCCCGTACCGGACGAGATACAGCAGCAGTGGGTCCGTGATCAGATCATCAATCTGCACGGCGTGTCAGTGGATCTGCCGCTGGTGGACGGAGCCATTGAAATCGGCGCCGCTGTCCACGAAACCCAGTTGCAGGAGGCCAAAGACCTGACCGGCCTTGCCAACCCCAACAGCCGGGACCAGCTTCTGAAATGGCTGAATGAAGAGCTGGAAGACGATCTGCCGGACGTGCGAAAAAACACAGTCACAGACCTGCTGGCGCAAGGCGTGCCCAGCGACAAGGCTTCCCGAATGCTGGAGCTGCGGCAGGAGCTTTCCAAGACCTCTACCAAGAAATACAACGCAATCGAAACCTGCGTGTGTGCCGACGGGCGTATCCGAGGCCTGCTGCAATTCTACGGGGCCAATCGGACGGGCCGGGAGGCGGGGCGGCTGGTACAGGTCCAGAACCTGCCCCACGACACCGTACCGGCGGAAGCTGCGGCGCGGGAACTGGTGAAGTCCCGCAATCTGGACGGCCTGAAAGCGGTTTATGGCAACGTTCCGCAGGCGCTCTCCGCGCTGATACGCACATCGTTGATCGCGGCCCCCGGCATGACCTTCGTGGACGCTGACTTTTCCGCCATTGAGGCTCGCGTGATTGCGTGGCTGTCCGGTGAAGAATGGGTGCTGGATGTGTTCCGCACCCATGGCAAAATCTACGAGACCACCGCCGCGCAGATGTTTGGTGTTCCTTTCGACGCCATCAAAAAGGGCAACCCGGAGTATGCGTACCGCAAGAAGGGCAAGGTTGCCACACTGGCGCTGGGGTATCAGGGCGGCAAGGGCGCACTCATCAATATGCGTAAGACGCTGGGCATGACCGAGGACGATTTGCCTGAAGCCGATATGCCCGATATCGTCCGGCGCTGGCGCAGTGCCAACCCACACACCGTGCAGTTTTGGTATGACGTCAACGACGCGGCGTTTCGTGCGGTCACGTCCGGGCAGGCCACACGGGTGGGCCGCGTGATTATCGCCCGGGAGATGTACCGGGATGCGGGGCCGGACTTCCTGACCATCGCGCTACCTTGCGGACGCAAGCTCTACTACCCCGGCCCGCACATCGGCAAGAACCACTTCGGCGAGGACAGCATCATGTACTGGGGGCAGGACGGGGCCAACTGGAAACCTGTTGAAACTTACGGCGGCAAGCTGGTGGAGAACATCACGCAGGCCGTGGCGCGTGACTGCCTGTTCTATGCCATGGAGCAGTTGAACGCCGCCGGGTATCGCATCGTGTTTGATATCCACGATGAAGTGGTGCTGGAAGTGTCGGAGGGGATGGCCGATCTGGACAAGGTTGTGGAGATCATGTCCCGGCCTGTCCCGTGGGCCCCCGGTCTACCGCTCAATGCGGATGGCTGGGTGGGGAATTACTTTAAGAAGGACTAAAAGCAGTCTAAAGTCTTACAAGCAAGCTTTAATAAAAGTCTTGCCAAGAGGCGTCGTAAATACAACACCCGGAGTGATTTTTACGCTCGAAATAAGCCTATCATCACGCGGACGCACAAATCCGCCCTCTGGTGGAGACTGGACCTTTTTTGAAAGTCGTCTGTATAGATCAGTTTCTTCAAATCTGTTGTATCGTGCCCCATCCGGTGTCCCATCTTTTGACGCCACATACTGAGTAAAATTAATTGAAATAAGCCCAAGTCTTGATAGAGAACTTAAAGAGGCTGCCTGTTGATCAATATCTTGGACATGTACATTCTCCAAAAACACGTTTGTTTGTATAACATTGTAATTTGTCCCGACGTGTATCAGTCGATATTCGGCGACAGGTAACGTTTCGCCTCCTTTAAAAATCTGGAGATTATCGGCGTCTAAAGGACTCATTTGGCGAATAATTTCCACGAATCCAGGATGTATGAGATCCCGGTAGTCCGTGTTCATAGCTTTTGCCAATAACTTTGCATACATTGCTCTTAACTCATCACTATCCATGCTATAAGCAATGGACTGCAAAGCCGGTACGGCAACATATGCTTCTGGCGAAACTATTTTACTGGGGTCAACATTTTCCAGCTCGGCCTCGATAAGCTTTTTCGTCTTTTCTAAATTGTATTCGCGTTTTGTAATCCAAAGATCCAGCGGAGCCAATGCCGCATTAATCGCACGAGGAATTCGGCCTAAGAACTTCCCAGTTTCACAAGCCGCGGGTTTTGCCAAATCACTATAAACTTCTGGCACAGTGTTTAATACCGTCGCAGCACCATCAACAATTGCGCTACCGTTCATCGCAACATCCCCTCTCATTTTCTCTTATATTACAAAATATCCCCAATTAATTCAAGAGGTGGTTACATGAAATACCAGCTAAAAATGCGTTTGTTTCTTTGTAAAGTCGGACTTTTTTTTCTTCGATTTATTAAATGCCTACTCTTAAAAGTGAAAAATTTGGCCAAAGAAAAGTGAAACGTGGATTGCACAAAGGAGTACCCCTCCATGATAAATGACCGAAAAATAATCATATCCGCTGGTGCAAGCAGACTGGCAAAAGTCTGGACGCGCCAGACACTGCTGCTCTCGGAGCTCTATAACCGGCTGGCCACGCCCGCCAGAGGCACGGAGACGCTTGAAACCTACCTGTCTCTGCCAAAGAACCAGCAGGACACGCTAAAGGATGTGGGCGGCTTCGTGGGCGGGGCGCTCAACGGGCCTCGCCGCAAGGCGGGCGCAGTGGCGGGCAGAGACGTTCTGACTCTTGACCTTGACCACGTACCCGCAGGCGGCACGGCGGATGTGCTGCGGCGGGTGGAGGCCCTTGGCTGCGGGTACTGCGTCTACTCCACCCGCAAGCACTCCCCAGTAGCTCCTCGGCTGCGGGTGATCCTGCCGCTGGACCGCACGGCCACGGCGGACGAATACGAAGCCTGCGCCCGGAAGCTGGCGGACATGATCGGCATTGACATGGCCGACCCGTCCACTTTTGAGCCGTCACGGCTCATGTACTGGCCCTCCTGCTGCGCAGACAGCGAATATATCTATCAGGCGGGGGACAAGCCCCTACTGTCTACCAACGGCGTGCTGGGGCTGTATGACGATTGGCGCAATGTCGCCACATGGCCGCAGGTTCCGGGCGCTGATAAAGCCCCCAAACGCCTTGCTGCACGGCAGGGCGACCCGGAGGAAAAGCAGGGCGCCATTGGAGCATTCTGCCGTACATATGACATTCCTGCGGCCATAGACAAGTTTATCCCCGGCGTCTATGAGACCGTACCGGGGTTTGATGACCGATACACCTACACCGGCGGCAGCACCACCGGCGGCGCGATTATCTATGACGGCGGCAAGTTTCTGTTCTCGCACCATGCGACCGACCCTTGCGGCGGTCGGCTGGTCAACTCCTTTGATCTGGTGCGCCTGCATAAATTCGGCGATCAGGACGACGACGCGGCGCCGGGTACGTTCACGAACCAACTGCCGTCCTATAAGACCATGCTGGACCTGTGCAAGCGCGATGCTTCCGTCTCCGATCTGTTGAACAAAGAAAACGGAGAGAAGATTCTGGAAGCGTTCCAAAAAACCGAAACGGGGAATCTCGCTGCGGGAAATGACGCCGAACTCGCTATGTTTCTCGGTGGGCTGAAAGGCGAAGTTCTGACTACGGATGTTGTTCGCCATCTGATGGGGCTACTTGGTATCCAGATCAAACTGAACGAGGTCACGTGGCACGTGGAACTGTCCGGGTATCCTAAGACCTGGTCGCGCGCCAACGCGGAAAATTTACTGCCTGTGCGGCTGCTGGATCACTTGCGTCTTGCTGGTGTAAAAGGTGCGGCAAAGAACACGGTCGCAGACTGTTTGGACGTAATCGCTGAAGAAAACCGCTTTAACCCGGTCACGGATATGTTCCGAAGTACACATTGGGATGGCGTAGACCGCGTGCAGGAGCTTTATGACATCTGGGGTATTAGTAGCGCTCTCTCTCGGACGCTAATTCGCAAGTGGCTGCTGCAATGCGTGGCCATGGCCTGCAACGATGAATATGCCCCTCAGGGGGCGGACGGTATTCTTGTTCTTCAGGGAGATCAGGGCGTCGGTAAGACTAGCGCCCTGCGCCAGCTGGTGCCGCTGCCGCGCATGTTCAAGGAGGGGGCCAAGCTGGACCTGCGGGTAAAGGATACCTATATGCAGGCGCTAAATGCGTGGATCTGCGAGTTGGGAGAGCTGGATCGCACGACGGCCCGTGACAGCGCCGGACTGAAGGCCTTTCTGACACAAGATATGGACGAATACCGAACGCCGTATGCAAAGAAGGCCGTGCAGCGGCCCCGCAGGACGTCTTTCTGCGGCACGGTGAATCCCGGCGAATACCTGATTGACGACACCGGCAACCGGCGTTTTTGGACTGTTCCTGTGGGCCGCATAGACCTCAGTAGGCTCTTTGCAATCACGAACGACTGGAAAACCCAGCTATGGGCGCAGATGGCGTCAGAGTATCAGGCGTTGCCGGGGAGCTTCCGTTTGTCCAGCGACGATAGGAAATTGCTGGAGAGCATCAACGTGGAGCACACGCGCTCGCTGGACTTTGAGGACGAGTTAAGGGACCTTCTAAATTTTGATCTGGACCCTGCGTTGTGGGGAGAGTTTACATCGGCGCAAATCGCGACCAAATTAGAAGCAAAGCCGCCGGCGAATCGACTGGGTCGCGTGCTGGCGAAGCTGGCAGCAGAAGACCGCAAAATTAGTATGCGAATCAGCCGGGGGCAAAAATACTACAGGCTTCCGTTAGTAAGTAACTGTGCAATTTCGGCGTTTCCGGTAGAGAAAAACTGTGGTGAGGCATAGTGGTGGAGCACCGAAAATCGTGGTGAAGCACGATGGTGGAGTGGTGAAGCAGTGGTGAAGCACTTTTTGGCGATGCTTCACCACGGTCGAACCCTTGCGGCGCAACGGACGCAAGGCTGCGTGGTGAAGATGGTGAAGCACTTTTACTATTCTTAATTATAACGATGTATATATAGTAACGTACCCACGTATACAGCGTGCGCACGCACATATAGGAAAATGCCTCACTGCTCCACCACCCCAAAAAGGAGAAAAAACCGTGAAAGAAAGTGCAATTGAGGCCAAGCTGGTGCGGATGGTGCGTGATCGGGGCGGTCTGTGTTATAAATTTGTTTCACCGGGGAACCCCGGTGTGCCGGATCGAATTGTGATTACGCCGGACGGGAAGACCATCTACGCGGAATTAAAAACAGAAGTTGGGCGGCTGGCGGCAATTCAGAAATGGCAGATATCCGAGATGCAAAAGCGCGGCATGGACGTGCGGGTGCTGAAAGGGCTGCCGGACGTCAAAGCTTTTGTGGAAGAGGTGATGCCGCAATGAAGTTTGTACCCCATCCGTATCAGCGGTATGCCGTAGAACGGATTATACAGGACCCTGCGCTGGGATTGTTCCAAGACATGGGATTAGGCAAAACTGTGGAGACGCTGACCGCTATTAACGATCTGCGGTATAACCGCTGGCAGGTTTCCCGGGTGCTGGTAGTGGCACCGAAAAAGGTAGCCGAAGCAACATGGCAAAACGAAGCGCGGCGCTGGGACCATTTACAGCACTTGCGCATTGTCTCCGTGCTGGGGACCGCGAATCAGCGTATCAAAGCGTTGTACACCCCTGCTGACATTTGGGTAATCAACCGGGAGAATATCCCGTGGCTGGTGGACTACTATCAGCAGGACTGGCCCTTTGACATGGTTATCTTGGACGAGTCATCCAGCTTCAAAAATGCACAGTCCAAGAGATTCAAAAAATTAAAGCTGGTGCGCAGCCGGATTTCACGTATCGTGGAGTTGACCGGCACGCCCGCGCCGAACGGCCTAGAAGACCTTTTCGCGCAGGTCTACTTGCTGGATGGCGGCGAAAGGCTGGGCCGGACCATGACCAGCTACCGGGAGCAGTTTTTCACACAGGACTACGCGCACCCGGGGCAGCAATATCGGACCTATTCGCCACAGAATCACGCGGATAGCCGCATTCAGGATGCAATCTCAGATATCTGCATCAGCATGAAAGCAGAGGACTATCTGACGCTTCCGGAGTTCATCGAAGATGATATTCCAGTTGTGCTGGACCCGGCGGCGAAAAAGGCTTACGAGAAGCTGGAACGGGAAACGCTGCTGGAGGTGGACGAAGACACCATCACGGCGGGCAGCGCGGCTGTACTGAATGGGAAGCTGCTGCAACTGTGCGGCGGGGCCGTCTATGGCAATGACGGCGCTGTGGTCAACATCCACGATTGCAAAATGGAAGCGTTTATGGAGATCATCGAGCAGCTTCACAGGGAACATGCGCTGGTGTTTTACTGGTTCAAGCACGAGCGGGACAGGCTGCTGGCGGAATTGAAAAAGACGGGTCTGCGCGTGAGATCATACCAGGGACCGGAGGATGAAGACGCGTGGAACGCCGGGGAAGTGGACGTGCTGCTGGCGCACCCCATGAGCTGCGGCTATGGACTGAATTTGCAACAGGGTGGACATCATGCGATCTGGTACACGCTGCCCAACTGGGCGCTGGAGATTTACCAGCAGGCCAACAAACGGCTTCATCGGCAGGGACAGCAATACCCGGTCATCGCCCATATCCTGCTGGTGCAGGGCGGCGTAGACGAGGATGTGCTTGCGTCCCTGAATGCCAAAGGCGATACGCAGGAGACATTAATGCAGGCGCTGAAAGCGAGAATTGAGAAAGCGAGGAGTAAATGAGTAAACCAAGATATGACTGGTGGCCTTACGTAAAAGGCATGATATGTCGGTATCCGGTGCTTAGAGAGCAGTATGAGGATTTACATAGCCAGTCCGTCACAGCGTCGTACAGTGGAATGCCACACGGTGGTGGCGTAGGCAGACCCATAGAGGCGCTTGCGATACGGGAACTGCCAACGAATAGCCAGCGGGAGTATGAGGCTGTGAAGCAGGCTATATCCAGCACAGAGCGGTATGCGAACGGGCGGCAGAGACTGGCGATTATGAAAATGGTTTTGTGGGACAGGCGGTATACGCTGGAAGGGGCGGCTTTGCAAGTGCCGTGTTCTTGGAGGACGGCAGCACAATGGCACGGCGAGTTTATAAAGCTGGTTGCGAAAAATTATGGGCTTCTTGATTAAGTTTGCATACAAGAGCCAAAAATCTGTGATATTTTGGTAGCATGAATTTCCACAGGCTAAGGAATGATAGAGTAAATTCTCCACATACTAAAGTAAAACGAAGGGAGGATATACTTTGGGCATTTTAGGATGGATTGTCATAGGCGCTCTCGCCGGTTGGATCGCAAGTATGATCACCAATAATGACGAGAAGATGGGAGCGGGCGCCAATATTGCCGTGGGCATTGTTGGCGGCTTTCTAGGCGGACTGGTCATGAACCTATTGGGTGGTAGTGGAATTACCGGATTTAATCTCTGGAGTTTGCTGGTTGCCGTAATCGGAGCCGTCATCTTACTGTGGATTGTAAGTGCAGTCAAAAGAAGGACTTAACTGAAACAAGAAACCGACTGCCTTATGGTGGCCGGTTTCTTTTTGGGCACGAGCGGACGGATAGTCTGCCATTGAATTATTTTTTAAGCAAGAGAGGTGGTGACATGCCGAATGAGGAAAATATTGTACCGTATCAGTTTCAAAGCGGGAATGAAGCGCGGGAAGCGGGCGCAGTTGGCGGAAAGGCTTCCGGTGCGGCACGTCGCCGCAAGCGAAGCCTGAAAGATGCCGCCGATTTATACCTGTCTCTTCCTGTATCTGACCGTCGCAGGTGGAACAAAATTGCACGCCGCGGCATCGACCCGGAGGATGTGGACAACCAGATGGCTATGATTATCGGGCTGACCGAGGCTGCCACGCAAGGAGATGCTAAGGCGGCAAAGGTCATCGTTGATCTCCTGGGCGACACTGCAAATAATTCGGGCGGAGCGATTGAAGACGACCCCATCACCAAATCCCTGAAGGAGACAATCGATGCTGTCACCGAAACAGATCAAAATACTTAAGTGGCCATACACGGGGCATACGGCGCTAATCTGTGATGGTGCGGTACGTTCCGGAAAGACCTCCATCATGTCATTGTCGTTCATCCTGTGGGCCATGGGAAATTTCAACCACTGTAACTTTGCCCTAAGTGGTAAGACCGTAGGCTCGGCAGAGCGCAATATTATTCAGCCACTTTTAAGCATTACTTATCTGCGGGATAATTTCAATATGGTTTATTCAAGATCGACGCATCAGCTGATCATCAGCCGCGGAAAGAATCAAAATCGATTCTATGTATTCGGTGGCAAAGACGAGTCCTCCTACATGCTGATTCAAGGCATCACGTTGGCAGGAATCCTGCTGGACGAGGTGGCCTTGATGCCGCGGTCGTTTGTAGAGCAGGCACTTGCCCGGTGCTCTGTCAGTAATGCAAAGTTCTGGTTTAACTGCAACCCGGATGTGCCGGAGCATTGGTTTAACAAAGAGTGGGTAAAAAATGCCGCTGCAAAGGATGCGACGCACCTGCACTTTACCATGGATGATAACCCGTCACTGTCGGAGGAAACCATAGCGAGATACAAGAGCCTGTACAGCGGCGTTTTTTATCAGCGGTATATTCTGGGCCTATGGGTGGCCGGTGACGGCGTTATCTACGATATGTTCGATCGAGACGTCAATGTCTACACTGACGAGCAGGAGCCGCCCGGCATTTACTACCGGGGTACACGGTATATCAGCATCGACTACGGCACAGCCAACGATACGGTTTATCTGGATTGCGTGGACGATGGCGAAACAATCTGGATACACGATGAATACCGGTGGGCCAGCCGGGAGCAGCGGCGTCAGAAAACGGATGCAGAATATGCGGATGACTTCATAGCGTTCATGGGTGATGATCAGCAATTTTTCTGCCCTGCGATTGTAGATCCTGCTGCCGCAAGCTTCAAAGTGGAACTCTCCCGGCGTGGGGTGTATGTCATGGATGCGGATAACGACGTGTTAAACGGCATTCGCCGAGTATCCACGCTACTTTCTAACCGCAAGTTGATGATTTCGGCCCGGTGTGCAGGCTTGATCGGGGAGCTGGGTTCTTACGTCTGGGATGAGAAAGCAGCAAAGATGGGCGTTGAAAAGCCAGTGAAGACAAACGACCACGGAGCCGATGCACTCCGGTATTACGTGAATACAGTCATTCCAAAATGGCGGTATGGAGAGGAATAACGCGATTTGAGCAGAAGAAACAAACAAAATCAAATAGCAACGGCTGACGCATTCTCCAATTCGCTGTTCCGCCTTGGGGCCGGGTCGCAGTCTCCGCTGGAGGCAACCACATACCCTATGACGCGCATGACGCAGAACTACGCGCTGCTGAACAGCTTGTACCGCAACAGCTGGATTACCCAGAATATCATCACTACAATTCCGGACGACATGCTGCGGGAATGGGTGACGCTCAACGGCATTACACAGCAGGCGCAGGACCAAATGAACAGGCTGATGCGCCGCACGGCCCTCCGGGATAGGCTGGCGAAAGGGTTTTACTGGGGAAGGCTGTACGGCGGCGCTGTGGGAATTATGATGATTCGTGGGCATGATGACCTGTCACAGCCGCTGGACCTTAACGCAGTGCTTCCGGGGACGTTTCTGGGACTGTATGTGGTTGACCGGTGGAGCGGTGTTTTTCCGCAGACGGAGCTTGTAACCGATATGTCCGACCAGGACTTTGGACTTCCTGCCTATTATTCTGTGCAAGGCGCAGACGGTGCAGTTGTCCAAAGAGTACACCACTCCAGAGTGATCCGCTTCGTTGGTCGGGAGCTTCCCTACGTCGAGAAGATCGCGGAGATGTACTGGGGAGAATCGGAAATTGAGGCCGTCTATGATGAAATTGTAAAACGGGATAACGTCTCCCACAATATGGCGGCCCTGACATTCCGAGCCTGCCGCGATTACATGGAAGTGGACAACCTCGACCAGCTTCTTTCCACCACGTCTCCTGCACAGCAGAAACGGCTTTACGGGCTATTGCAAGCGCAGTCTGTGATTGATAGCAACTTCGGCACAAAGGTTGTCAACAAAGGAGATGCAGTCCACAACACGCAGTATACGTTTGCCGGTCTGGCCGACGTATACGACAGCGTGATGATGGATGTGTCGGGCGCGTCCCGTATCCCGGTGACAAAGCTGTTTGGCCGCTCCGCCGCTGGGATGAATGCCACGGGCGAGGGCGATTTGCAAAACTACTATGACTACATAGACACGCGCCGCGAAAGCGATTTGCGCCCTATTATGGAACGGTTGCTGCCGGTAATGGCGCTTTCCTGCTGGGGAGAGGTCCCGGACGGGCTTGATCTTGCATTTCCGCCTTTGTGGACGCCCAAAGCCTCCGAGGTGGCCGATATTGCAGATAAAAAGGCCGGTGTTGTTGTGGTTGGGTATCAGTCGGGGCTTTTGGACAAGGGAACCGCACAGGGCGAACTAAAGAAATTGTCCGGAGAAACTGGCATGTTTGACAGCATCCCCGATGAGCAGATACAGCAGAACATGGGTGTTTCTTATCAGGATCAGCAGGCGATGCACGATCCGTTAGCGGGCCTGACTATTGACACGGTTCCTACGGCTGACGGAGGGGCCGGCAGCGGAAATTTTAATCACGCCGGACGCCCTGGGCAGGTGGGCGGGTCCGGCGATGGCGGAGACTTGACAAACAGTTCTCATGGTGGTATCCTACAACCTTCTCAAAAAGTGAGCCCCACCGGCGAAAACAAATTCCTGAGTGGATTCAGCGATAAAAACCTTGATAGTCACTGGGGCGGAATGCATGATCACAGCCATCAGTACCCCGGCATGACAAAAGAACAGTATGCCCAAAGAGCCCTTGATCTCGTTCAGAGCGCGGCTGATGGAAAAGATATTCTTGGTTATCAGAATGCCCGAGGCCAAATTGTGAGGTATGATTTCAAGAACAATGATTTTGTTAAAGGAAACCCGACGCAAGGAATCGCAACTATGTTCAGGCCGGACGGCGGAGCGTCTTATTTTAATAAATGGAAGATCAAAGAGGGGATATAAAAAATGTCAAAAGATCGTTTGATTTGTCCCATATGCAGAAAGCACCATTTCAAGGAGGAAGACTTCTTTGAGGTTTGTCCAATCTGCGGCTGGGAAGACGACGGATTACAGCGTGATGAACCTGACCTTGAGGGCGGGGCCAATGATATGAGCCTAAATCAAGCACGTGCTGCGTGGGCAGATGGAAAGCAGATACAGTAAATAATTATTATCCCTAAAGCGTCAGGCAGTTGCCCGGCGCTTTTTTGATACCCACAGGAGGTGAAGGCCAATGCCATCGAACCCCGACAGGATACTGGAGCAGTTACGGAGGGTATACCTTCAGGCGGAACAGAGCTTGCTTGATGCGCTGACCTATAAGCATTCAAGAGGCCTCATTGATTATGCAGAGCAGGCGGCGCTGGACCGGGTACAGAAAACGCTTGCAAATATGCAGGACGCTTGCTGGCGCTATGTTCCGATTCTGGTAGAGTCAAGCTTTTACGTGCAGTATCCCGAAAAGGCGAGGCTGGCAGAACCAACTGTAAAACATCTTTACGGATATGCAAATGCCGAAGTGCTGACGATTGAGCAGACGGCCATTGCGGAAACCCTGACGGCTAACCTCATGAGCAGCGTTATAGAAGCGTCACGGCAGGCAGAGTTGAGCGTGCGCTCCGCAATCGGGCGGCTTCACGAAGACCAATTCCGAAAGACCGGGATTGCCAGTGTGGCACAGATGGAGGCCGCCGGGGGCGGTGCCTGGAAAACGGCGGCCCAGATGATGACGCAGCTCCGCGCTGATGGTGTGACGGCCTATGTGGATAAAGCGGGCAGGCAGTGGGGTCTGTATGCGTACTGCAACATGGTAACCCGCACAACCTCCCGACAGGCGGTCAATGTAGCAATTCTGACGAAAGACACAGAGCAGGATTTATTCAAGATGTCCAGGCATGGAACCACCTGCCCTGCGTGTGCCCCATATGAAGGCCGCGTTTATTCCAAGAGCGGGAATAACCCGGACTACCCGCCGTTGTCTGCTGTTTTCGGCAAAGTCGACCGTGCGGGACCTGAAATGCTGACAAATAGCTACCTCAATATCCATCCAAGTTGCCTGCACACTCTGACGCCGTATTCCACAATCGGCATGACGCAGGGAGAGATTGAGCGGGATCAGGTAATATCCTCTTTCCGCAGCAATCCCCCGACATTTGACCCCCGCAGCGATCAGGCAATCAAGGCATACCGGGAGCAGCAGGCCGGGCGACAGAAGTATCTGCGGATGCTGCATGAGTACCAGAGATATCGCATGGCATTGGGGGAGAAGATGCCCAAGACGGCGCAGACATTTATAAAGCACAAAATGGACAATGACCAGCAATATAAGCAATGGAAAGAATTGTACAGTCGCCTGTAAGGGCGGTTTTATTATGCCTTTTTTGAGGAGGTGACGCAAATTGCTATGTTATTTCGGGGAGCAGATCAGCCCGCACATGATTGATACGCCGGAGGGATTTTTGATCTGCAAGGATGTCCCCATTTCCCGCACGGGAGAGATGCAGTATGCGGCCCGGGAGCTACAGCTTGACGGAGACCCGGAACGGCTGGTGACCGTTGTCCGTGACGAGGCCGACGTATTTTCTCCGGCGGCGATGGCGTCCTTTGAGGGAAAGCCCATCACCGACGGCCACCCGCCTGATAACCTGACCCCTGAGAGCGTGGCGGGATACGCCAAAGGGCATGTCCAGAATGTGCGGCGCTCCGGCAGCCAGACCATAGCGGATCTGCATGTCACAGATCCCAATTTGATCAGCGACGTCAAGAACGGCCTGAAGCGCGAAATCTCTTGCGGATATACCGCGCGGTATGAGCTGGCTGGAGACGGACGATATAAGCAGACCAATATCCAAGGCAATCACGTGGCGGTTGTGCCGCAGGGCAGAGCGGGCCATGAGGTGGCAATAAAAGATGCCGCGCCTGCGGCGAAAGTTGAAAGGAGACCCATTATGAGAGACAAGAAGCAGGGTCTGTTCGCCATGTTCGGGCGGGCGGCCAAAGACGCATCCCAAGAAGAACTGGACCAGATGGTACAGGATGCCGCCTCGATGCTGGAGAGTGAACCCGCAAAAGCGCAGGAGCCCGCACCCGTCGAGCCGAAGCCTGCCACAGATGCGACGCCCGCTGGCGGCGGGTCGGATGACAAGCTGGACAAGCTGATCGAACTGGTGACCGCGCTGTGTGCCCAGAAGTCCGCGCCTACCGACGACAGCCCAGAAGCCCAGATCGACAAGACGATTTCAGGGCTTGAAAAGAAGCCCGCTCCCGAAGACGTCAAGGACGAGCCTGCCGCTCCCGAGGACGAACCCGGAGCAAAGGTCATCAGCGCAGATGCGGACGAACAGGGAACGCTGATGGGAGACGCCGCCGTGCAGATCCTCAAAACCGCGCGGCCCGCCATTGCGGCCATGAAAGACCCTGATGAGAAGAAGGCCGTCACTGATGCGTTGCTGAAAAGCATTCGTGCCAGCGTAGAGACTCCCGGAGCCGATCTGCTTAAAGCAACCGCCGATGCGGCAAAGCAGCATTTGCAGGAAACAGACCCCGAGGCACGCAGCAAGGCGCAGCAGGCGGCCTATAACGCCCGCAATCCCCACAGACAAAAGGAGGACAAATAATATGCCTGGACAGAATATCGGGCTTACGATGCCCAATGGTTTCCCCGGAAGCTATACCCGGCAGCCGGACATGATCGTGGATACCCACCCCCTCGGCGGCTCTGCCAATGTGGAATTCGGCACTCCGCTGGTTTACTCCGGCAACACAGTGGTTCCGTTCGGCGCAGATGATACGGCGGCAAAGTTTGTCGGTATCGCGGCCCGTGAGATCAAGAGCGCTCTCGGCTATCTCGACCAGAATAAGGGCGAGTTCGCGCCCGACGAAGCGGTTCCCACATTTAAGCGCGGATGCATTAACGTCCTGTGCAATGTCGGAACACCCACGCTCAACGGAGATGTGTACATCCGTATTGCGGCCAATGCCAGCATCCCCACCGGCGTAATCGGTGGCTTTGAAGCGGCTGCCGACGGCACGAACACTGTTAAGCTGACCAACTGCAAATGGCACGGTGCGGCGGATGCTAACCGCGTCGCTGAAATCCGCATCCTGACCTGCAACAACGCCTGATAGGAGGAAATAAATATGCCTGATTTTAGAACCCCTTCGGCTCCTGTGACGATGCAGGACGCCGCGAGCGCTTCCGGCGGCGCGTTCCTGGTTTCGGAGCTGGAGAAGCGCGACACCAAAATCCGCGAGCCTCTGACCTCTTTGACCTATGCCCGCGATATTCCCATTACCGTGGGCGGCGGCTGGGTGGAGAACGTCTCTGCAATGAACATCACCTACGCTATGGCAGGGTCTTCCGTGTCCGGCCCTGTGATGGCCCCCGGCGCAAACGGCGTTCCCATCGTACAGGCCAATCTTGGCAAGGATGTATTTAAAACCCATATGTTCGGCGTGGGTCTGCGCGTGTCCTTCGCGGACATGATGCGCTCCAACTTCATCGGACGCTCTCTGGACGACATGCTGACCAAGGGTATCCGCATGACCTATGACAAGCACCTTGACGTCAGCACATACAAGGGGCTGGCCGACTTCGGAACTACCGGCCTGCTGAACGATCCTAACGCCGTTGCTTCCAATGTGGCTGCGACTGGCAGCGGTTCTTCTGCGGCGTGGAGTGCCAAGACGCCCCAGCGGATTCTGGATGATGTGAATAAGGCGCTGACTGATGCATGGGAAGCCGCCGAGTATGACACCTCTGCCGTCCCCAATCATATCATCATGCCGTATGAGCAGTACAATTACATCCTGACCACGAAGGTCACGGAGCTTGCCACGGAAACCATTCTGGATTTCCTGATGAAGAACAACGTCGCATCCAAAAACGGCGGCAGCCTGACCATTGCGCCCACCAGATGGTGCAAGGGCGCCGGTGTTGGTGGCACGGATCGCATGACCGTGTACATCAACGATGAGCGGTTCCTCAAGATGGAGGAGCTTGTTTCTCTGACCCGCGCCATGACGCAGCCCAACGCGGCGAATCTGTGCTACGACACCGGGTATGTGGCGAATCTGTCTCAGGTGGAAGTGTTCTACCCGCAGACCATCCGCTACTACGACGGCATTTAAGGGGGACAACGATGTTTATTCATTGCAAGCGAAATCTGCACATCCAGGAAGGTTCTGAATCGCTGAACCTGAAAAACGGGTTTGTCGGGGAGATTGACGACCGTTGGGCAAAGCACTGGTACATCAATGCGGCGATCAGCGACAGGACGATCGTTACCACCGACACCACGGAGAAGCCCGCCAAGAAGGGCAAGAAATCCGCAGAGCCGGAGGAGCCCAGCGAAGATTCTACCAATATCACCGATACCACGGAGAAGCCCGCAGAATGAGAGGAGGCCAGAAACATGGATAACGCACAGTTTTACGGAGTAAGAGCCGCCGCCGCGAATCTTTCGGCAAGCACGGCGCCCTATACAAAAGACATGTTTCTGGCCGACTTCCCGCAATTTACTTCAGATGGGACGAAATCAATTGCCCCGGATGCAATGCTTGATATGTTTGTGAGGCTTGCCTGCTCCGCGATCAGCCCTGAGAAGTGGCCTGACAACTGGCGGTATGCCTGCGGGCTGTACACGGCGCACAATCTGACGCTGTACTTGCGCACCTATGCCGCTCAGTCCGCGTCCCCGGCGCAGGCGGCAGCATCCGGAGCAACGGTGGGCGTGCTGAAATCTGCTACTCTGGGGGACTCTTCCGTCACCTATGACACGGAGGCGCTCACCAAAGCCACGGAAAAATGGGGCGGCCTAAATGCCACGCAGTATGGACAGACATTAGCTACCATGGCGCGTCTGGTTGGAATGGGGGGCATGACGGTCATATGAACTTTGCAGACTGGTATACAGACCGTACCGAGGTTTACCGCGTCTCTGACGTCAAAGTTGGAAGCATTACCAAGCGTGAACGTGCGCTGGTTGCGTCAGGTATTCCGTGTCGGGTCTACCAATCCTCTAAACCGTCTATGACCATGGCGGACACCGCTGCGCACGTGGATGGTTCCGACAAGCTGATGTGCGGCATGGACGTGGACATTCGCAAGGGAGACGAGCTGCTGATAACCCGGAGCGGCGGAGAGCCTACGCGTTATTTTGCGGGAAAGCCGCAGGAGTACGCGGAGCCATTCGGAGCGGTGCTTCCCGGCCTTGCTCATAAGGAACTTTCCGTTATGCAGGAGGAGCGAACATGAGTTTTGGGGACGCCATGCAGCGCCGCGCGGATATCCTTCGAAAGCGCGGCGCCGACATGGACAAGACCTTTATAGAAATTTCCAAGGGCGCCACGGTTAAATATGTAGACGCTGCCACAGAGAAAACACCGCCAAACACGGGCGATGTTGGCGGAACCAATACGCAGAGCGGCGAGCTGAAATCTCACTGGGCCGCTGATAGCGTCATGGTTCCGCAGATTTACCGGCACACCTCCGCCGGAAACGAATATGAGACGCTGGGGCAAAACAACGTGCAGTACGCCTCCTACGTCGATCAGGGGCATCGGATGGATAAACACTTCGTCCCCGGTTTGATTGTCAATCCAGTTACGAACAGACTTGAAAAAGTCAGCCCTGACGTTGGCGGCATTATAGTGGGAACCAAAACGCAATATGTTTCCGGTGTGTTTATGTCCGAGGCGGGACGTGATGCTTACGAGGAGTTTGCGCTCAAGGAAATGAATCTGCTGCTGCGGGAGGTGTTCAAACCGTGAATTATACGTTGGCTGACGTAAATCAAGCGATTGCAGACGCCGTTGCTTCGGTCATTCCGGGCGTTACGATCTACGACAACCCAAATCAGCAGGACACTGCGCTTCCGGCGGTGTTTATCAATTATCGGGGTGAACAGCCTACCAGGCAGGGAATTGATAATCGATGGACCCAGACGCTCAAATTCGATCTGTGCTATCTGGTGGAGTATAACCTCCCGAACATGAATGACCTGTACCGCGCGGCGGCCGATTCTCTGGCGTATGCGCTGACGGAATTGCAGTATGCGGGCGGCGTTAAACTCTCAACGCGAAATCACTCCTGGCATGTGGAATTGGATGCGCTGCACTATCAGTTTGATGTGCCTGTGCGCTTGATGAAGCCATACGCGCCCAACTATATGCAGACTATGACATTGGAGGAAAAGAGCAAATGAAAAGCGAGATGAAGTATCCCACTGAATCCTTGCTGCAAAGCAAAGCTCTGTCCGGCTATCAACAGGATTTTGCAAGAGTGGTTTTGAAAGAGCCGGAATATACGATGAAAGAAGCAAAAGCTGCGCTTGATGGCTTCTTTGGAAAGGACGTGAAGTAATGGCCGGTGGAACATGGACCAGACAGAATAAAACGCTGCCCGGTTTTTACCTGAATATCAAAAGTGCCGTAGTCAGTTCATCCAATTATGGAGAGAGCGGCATTGTGGCGATCTGTGAGTCTTTGAACTGGGGCCCGGTGGCGCAGATTACAAAGATTGATTTCGACACCGACGTATTCAATACGATGGGATACGATTTGGATACTGCGCCCGAGATGCTTTTCCTGCGGGAAATTTTTCGAGGCTCCGTCAATGCCGACGGCTCCGCCCGGTCTGCGGGTGCGTCTGCGGTGCTGCTGTACCGCCCTGCGGCAACTGGCGCGGCGCAGGCTGCCGCAACACTGGGAAACTTGACTGTGACAGCAAACTATCCCGGCATTCGAGGAAACAGCATTTCCGTGTCCGTGGCGGCTGATCCAGACAACGAAGGAAGCTTTATTGTCAGCACCTTTGTTGACGGAGTTATGCAGGATTCTCAGTCCGTGACGGGAATTGCAAACCTCGTCCCCAACGGTTGGGTGAAATTCTCCGGGAGCGGGGTTCTGGCCGCGAGCGCGGTCACCGTGCTGTCCGGAGGGAATAACGGAACCGTTGACGCGACCGCATACGCATCATTCCTAACTGCGCTGGAGCCGGAGAAGTTCGACGTGGTGATCTATGACGGAACTGAAGGAACCGTTTCCGCATCGATGGCGGCATTTGTAAAGCGTCTCTGCGACAAAGAAGGAAAAAAAGTGCGCCTTGTGCTCCCCGGATATCCGCAGGCCGACAACGAATCTGTGACCTCCCCGGTAAACGGCATTGCGCTGAACGACGGAACTACGTTGACAGCGGCGCAGTCCTGCTGGTGGGTGGGCGGCTGCTCTGCCGGGGCTAAGTACAATCAGGACCTTACTTACGCGGTGCACCCCAACGCGTCTGGGGTCCATCCGAAATACACTACGTCTCAGGCAACCGATCTGATTGCGGCGGGCAACATGGTGTTCTTCGAGGACGAGGGCTCCGTGCGGATTTACTACGACATCAACACACTGACTACACACACCAGCAATAAGCAGAAGGTGTTTTCAAAGAACCGCCCCATTCGAACGCTGTATTACATCGCCAACTACCTATATCGCACCTTTGCGGATAACCACATCGGCAAAACAGACAACACTTCCGACGGTCGCAGCCTTGTGAAAAAGGAAGCTGTCAGTCTGCTCATGACCATGCAGGCCAACGGCGGAGTGAAGAACTTCGTGGCGGATGATGTGACTGTGGAATCAGGAGAAGATGGGGATGCCATTGTGGTGACGCTGGGGGCTCAGCCGGTGGACGCAATCGCAAAAATCTACATGAAGTTTATCGTGAGATAAAGGGGGGAGAAGAGATGTCGTTTTTACTTGCCCGTGACGCCCTAAACGGAAAAGAGGGCAAAGCGTTTGCCACCATTGACGGACGAAACGTGGAGCTGTTCGGTCTCAAGAAATTTGAAGCCAATGCAGAATTCGAGGACGCCAAGTTTACGGTGGTGGGCTCCCGGACTACACAGCATAAGCCAAAGGAAATGAATATCTCGGGTTCCTTCACCATTTATTACGGGACCCCCGATTTTATCGCGATCGCACACCAGTATCAGGCAACCGGGAAGCTGCCGGAGCTGACGCTTCAGGTGACCAACGAGGATGCGTCAACGTCGGTCGGAACGCAGACGGTGGCCTACTATGGCGTGGTGCTGAGCAAAATTCCGCTCTCCCTGCTGGATGAATCGGCAGACTTTCTGGAAGAGGAAATCAGCTTCACGGCATCCAGCTTCGAGCCGCTGAGTAATTTTAATGCCCCCGTCAATTTGGGCGGCTGATAGGAGGATGGCACGTGAGTAATTTGGAAGCATTCCTGCATCCTGTACAGGCGCAGGAGACGAAAAAAATCATCATTTCCAATCGGTTTCAGCAGGATGGGCAGCCCGTCCCGTTTGTGATCCGGGCTTTGTCCGAAGAGGAGAGCCGGAAAATCCGCGAAAGCTGCACACGCAAAACCAGAAACCGCGCCGGCGGCGTCTCTTCCGAGTTCAACGCAGATGCTTTTTCCGTAAAAATGCTGATTGCGGGCACTGTGACGCCGGATTTTAATTCGGCAGAACTGTGCAGCGCTTACGGAACTATGGACCCGATGGAAGTACCCGGAAGAATGCTTCTGGCAGGAGAATACGGCAGGCTTTCCGACGCAATTGCCGAACTGTCCGGGTTTGACGACAATATCGAGGGACAGGCAAAAAACTAATTGAGGGTGGGATGGACCGTGACACCGCGGTGGCGTATTACCTGTGCGTGCGTCACGGCGTCCTGCCCCATACAGTATTGGATATCCCGGAGAGAGAAAAGACATTGATCCTTGCCATGGCGCAAAAAGAGGCCAGAGACGCGAAAAAGGGGTGAGTAAATGGCAGAAATCAGAGATCAATTAACACTGGTAGACCGATTTTCCAATACGCTGAATCGGTATGCAACCAAAATGAGTGCGTCCGCCAAGATGTCCAGAACGGCGGAGCGGCAGGTAACCGCGGCGAATACCAACATGGCAGGAACCACCAGCGCAGCAATGGTGTCCGCGGCAGAAAGCACGGTTAATTCCACGGTTGAAATCTCCGGTGCGACGCAGAACCTGATTGACCGCCTCGCCTCTGCGCAGGACGCATTGGCGCAGTCGTTTACCTCCGCACAGGCAGAACAGAACCTTGCGTCACTGGAGCGGCAGATGAAGCGTGTGGGGCTTGCTTGGACATCCACGGCGGCAGAGGAAGAATCCGCAATACTGCTGACCAGGGATAGCCTGAGTGATTTGGCACAGCAGGGGTTGATTACAGCAAACACCATTGCTCAGGGTGCGTATCAGGAAATGCAGGCGAGGCAGCAAGCGGCGGCTGCTGCGGCGGCAGAAAAAGCGGCTGCACGTCAGGCAGCGGAGGATAAAAAGGCCTTTGCCGAGGCGGAAAAGCTGACGGCTTGGCTGGTAAAAGAAACCGCTGCTGCACAGCGAGAAGAGGCTGCCGCGACGCGCGCTGCTTCTGCGGCGCACCAAGGCATTATAAGCCGATTGGCGCAGCATACCCAAGGTCTGATTAAAAACGCCATTGCCTCTGCCAAAGCGAGACAGGCTCACGACGCATTGGGGAATAAGCTGATGCGAATGGGAGCGCTCCTGTTCACCGCTCGCAGAATCATGCGGTTCCTCGCGGACACCATAGAACGTGCGCCGAACGGCATTCAGAAGTCGTGGAGCACAATGACCAACGGTCTTCGGGACACGCTGGCGAGGGGCTTTGTTTCCATGCTGAAAGCAATGCAGCCCGCGATGGATCGGTTTAACAAGTTCATGTCAAGCCCCGCGGGACAGCGCATGGCACGAGGGCTCCAAACGGCCATGAGTCTACTGGGTCAGGTTGTGGGGGTGGTTCTGGATAAGATCACCGCGCTGGGACAGTGGATCGGAAATAACTTTACGATGGTGATGGCGGTGGCGGGAGCGGCGGCACTGGCATATGCGGGCAGCATGACAGCCGCGGCGATAGCTACGATGGCTACACATTGGCCGCTGCTTCTCTTGATCGGGCTAGTCGTGGGCGCGATTGCAGGACTGCAAAAGGCCGGATTTACTGCGCAGGACATTTTTACCGGGATTGGGCAGGGTTTTGGGTGGCTTTACGCTTTTGTTTACAATCTGTTCGTAGACAGCTACAACCAAGTTGCAATCTTTGCAGAGTTTTTTGCAAACGTATTTAACGACCCGTTGGCCGCTGTCGGGCATTTGTTTTTTGATACCTTCGATAACGTCCTCGGGATCATTGAGACCGCGGCAAAGGCAATTGATAAATTGACTGGATCGAGTCTGGCTGCGGCTGTTACTGGGTTTAGGACCAATTTGCAGAAATGGACAGATGATACGTTCGGAAAGAACACCGTCACCATTGATCGCAAAGAGAAAATTAGCTACACGGACACCATGGCATCGTGGGGCGATAAATTTGGTTCCTTTGCGGACAAGTTCACCAACTTCTCCCTGGACCACACCACGGCGGCAGCACTCAAGAACATCGACAAGAATACTTCCGCAATCAGCAAAAACCTTTCTGACGAGGATTTGAAGTACCTCGAAGATGTGGCAATCCGGAAGTACGAGCGCAATTCCAGCGTCACCCTTGCACCGCAGATCAAAGTAATGATGCAGGGCAACGCGGATAAGTCTGCCGGATACGACGTCGCGAACGCCATTGCGGACATTCTGGCGCGGCAGGCGGCGTCCCATACCAGCTTGACAACGTAGGGGGTGTAAACCATGCCGAACCAGTACGGAATCTATCTGACGGCGGAGAACGTGACAATACGTTTTCCCATCAACCCGCAGGAGCTTTCGATTTCATACCCCCAGAACAACGAGACGTACAATGTGCTGGAGCTGGGCGAGATTGTTCAGCCAAGGAAACCCGGCCTTGCTAAAATCTCGTGGGATGATGGGTTACTTCCTGGAAGCCATAATTCCCCGTATGTTCTGACATCGGGAGATTTTAAAGCCCCGGAATTCTACATCAAATTTGTGAACCGCTGCAAGTTGCTTGGGACGGTCTGCACGCTGACGATTGATCGACGATACGAGGACGGCACGCCGTTTCACTCTGATTCCTTTTCGGTGGTGGTGGGCGATTTTACGCCCACGGAAAAGGGCGCGGAGACGGGGGATTTCTATTACTCCATCGCGTTTACGGAGTACCGGGACTATATCCCCGGCTCCGTGACGTTGGAGCAAAAGACCGCTTCCTCGGCAGTTGCGGTTACACAGACCCCGCGCGCAGTACCCACAGGTAAGTTGATTGTCGATGCAAAGGTCACGGTGACAGGAGCCTACTACTTCACCAGCGCCGGGGCCAACCCGCATGGGAACGGAAGCGGACGCACTGCGGTTGTGTCTCGGATATTGACCTCCGGGACCTATCCGGTTTTGCTTCGCACAACTGCCGGCGGCTTGCTTGGCTGGTGCAAAAAGGATGCGGTGAAGGTGCAATGACGTATTCCTTGCTTATTGAAAACCGCAACAGCGGGAGAATCTACGAGTGCGCCACGCTGACAAAAACCGTAACGCTTTCCACGAAGCGGACAGGCTCCCCGGCGTCCTTGACGTTTGACCTTCTGAAAGGCGGGGACTTGGCGTTCTTTGAAGGGGACCCGGTGCGTTTTTCTGTGGATGAGCAACTACTGTTCTACGGCTATGTGTTTATCAAGGAAAAAGACCGCTGGGGGAATATCTCTGTCACAGCATACGACCAAACGCGCTATTTACTGGCAAAGCAGTCATACCGTTTTTCGGGTGTGATGGCAGAAGGGATTATCCGACGTATCGCAAATGATTTCCAGCTTAGTGTAGGCTCGTTGGCAAGCACCGGATACACCATTCCATATCTGGATTTCGGGAGCGGCAAGAGCTGTCTGGATATCATTCAGAGCGCCTTGCAGCAGGTCACGGTGAACACTGGAAAAGTGTTTGTATTCTACGATGACGGTGGAGCATTGACACTGAAAGAATCTGCACAGTGGCGTTCCAGTGTGACCATCGGGGATGGTTCTCTTGCAACGGGCTACACCTACAAAACCGACATCGACAGTGATACATACAACGCGGTCAAGCTGGTGCGGCCTAACGAAAAGACCGGGCATGGTGATGCGTTCGAGGTTCGGGACAGTTCCACTATTCAGAAATGGGGCTTTTTACAGTATTACGATCAGGTGAACGAAGACCTCACCGACGCGCAAATCAAGTCCATGGCGCAGACCATGCTTGCCTATTACAACCGGGTGTTGCGGACGCTCTCTGTTGAATCGCTGGGCATCCCCGGCCTTCGGGCGGGGCAGATGATTTTTATTAAGATCAAGGACATGGGTGATATCTCGCTTTCCAAATATGTGATGCTGGAATCCGTGGAGCATACGTTCGAGGAAGGCAAGCACACGATGAAATTAGAAACCAGAGCGCTGAACGGAGATTGATATTTTGGATCTGATAGAAGTAATCCAGTCTATTACGCAAGGGGTCATGAAAGCCTCTGATCTTACCGATCTGTCAATCGGGACAGTTTCGAAGGTGTCTCCGCTGCAAATCACAGAAGAAAATGTAAGCGACCCGATTCCAGCGCAGGCGCTGCTTCTAACAGCTTCGGTCGTTGAAAAAAAGATTGCCGCACCGCGGCACACACATTCTATTGCAAAGTCATATCCCGGATGGGATACGCTTGAAGCTGCAATCGAGGATGCACTTGTAGATACGCAGTGCTACGAAGCTGGAAAGGCGCTCACGAATGAACCTGGATACATCACGCTAAACCAGGGGCTTGCGGTTGGAGATCGGGTCCTGATGCTCCGCGTATCCGGTGGGCAGCGGTATATTATCTTATCCAGAATTTTTGAGGGGGGCTGACCATGGCAATGCTTCCAACGGGGGCCACATTGGGGATGGAAGTCATCTTTGAAAGCTATCCGACAAGAACCTGGCACGTTGACCAGAACACATGGCGGGTCTCTGGATTTACGGATGAACTAAAGGCCATGGCGCAGGCAGTTCAGATTGCGCTGAATATCCGTCGGTTCCGGTGGCAGATATATACGCCCGATTCCGGGCACGAGATAGATGCCGAGGGATACGGCTTTGAGACGGCGCGGGTCCGGCTGACCAACCAAATCCGGGACGCTCTCTTGCAGGATGACCGAATTACGGACGTGGCCGACTTCACATTTACAGTGCCGGAGCCGGGAAGCATGGTTGCGGCCTTTACCGTGAAAACTATTTTCGGAGACCTTAGAACGGAGGCGACTGCGTGATTGATTTTTCTGACAAAAGCTTTTCGAATCTGCTCAAAACGATGCTGGGGAATGTCCCCGGCGACGTGGACAAGCGGGAGGAATCGCTAATCAATACGGCGCTTGGCCCTGCCGGATACGCGCTGGAGGATGCATACATAAATTTGGAGCAGATGCAGGCGGGAGCACATGTCCAGACGGCGGTCGGTTCCGATCTGGATGCCTGTGCCGCAGACATGGGGCTTTCCCGCAAAAGCGCGACGGCGGCGGTGAGACTGGGCGTATTCAACGTATCTGTTCCACTGGGGGCAAGATTTTCAACAAACGAAGCCAGCGCCGTCAGCTTGGTTGTAGCGGCTGTCTCTCCGGAATATCAGCTCACCTGCGAGACACCCGGTACGGTCGGAAATAACTACACCGGCGACCTCGCAGCAATTACCTATGTGGACGGGCTGACCGTGGCGCAGGTGACGGATATCCTAATCCCCGGAGAGGATGAAGAAAGAGACGATTCTCTCCGTTCTCGCTGCATTGACCACTTGAACAGCAATCCGTTCGGCGGAAATATTGCAAGTTACCGGGAATCAGTGGGGGCGATTGACGGCGTTGGCGGCGTACAGATTTATTCAACATGGGATGGCGGAGGAACGGTAAAGCTTTCTATTGCCGGTTCGGATGGTATGCCTGCCAGTGGTGAGCTAATAGATACTGTGCAAACCGCCGTCGACCCGACGCAGAATTCGGGGCAGGGCTACGGCCTCGCGCCAATCGGTGCGCAGGTGACCGTTACCGCGCCGACGGCGGTATCCGTAAATGCCTCCGCAACGGTCACCGTGGCAAACGGCTATACGCTGGCACAGCTGACGGAGTCTATCCAGACCGCAATTGGCCTGTACATCAAGACGGTGCGCGATTCGTGGGCCATGCCCATTACCGCCGGGGGAACGGACTATGCCTCTGTAATCTACCGAGCTAGAGTCATGACGGCGATTCTTTCTGTTACAGGCGTGGTCAATGTGACGGGCTTGCTTCTCAACGCTCTGGATGCCGACTTACAGCTTGTGGAAACCGGAGCGGAACAGCAGCTCCCGGTACTGGGGACGGTGACGCTGAATTGATGGACGCGAATTTGATTCAATATTTGCCGGACTGGTTCCGGCAGATCAAAGATTACCAGTATTTAATGCAAACGGAGACAGGCCAGTTCGAGATACTTGCTGCGTTGATTGATGCGGTGCACCAGAATTTCTATGTTTCCACAGCGGACGAGGGAACTATTTCTGACTGGGAAAATCTGCTCCACATCATTCCGAATACGCAAATAGAAACGCAGGACTTCCGGCGGGCAAGGATTATCAACCGGCTGTCCTATAACCCGCCGTTCACTCTGCCGTATCTCTATAACCGTCTTGATCTTCTGATCGGTAAGGGAAAGTGGGCTGTCACGGTCGACTACGGAAACTACACGCTCTATGTGGAAGCGGCGGCAGAAAATCAGGCGTGGGCGGGAGAAGTGCTGGCTACGATCAACACGATTAAGCCCTGTCACATTGTCTACACGTCCCGCCCGCTGCTCTCGGCTGCGCTGCGCATCAGCGAAACGGTTAGCTTAAGTAAGGCGGTTTACAACTATCGGCTTGCATATTGGGGGCTTGGGCAGCTCCCGTTTACCAGTCAGGAGAATTTGGGGGTGATTGTCACGGCAGACCAGAACACCATACAATCCGCGCTGCTGAATGGCGTCGCTTTGTTTACGGCGTCCGATGTGGCAAAGGCGCGAGTTAACGGCAGTGTTGAAATTACTGATTTTCTAGCAAAAGATGCATCCGGGGACACGGCGACCATTTCTTATGCGGTGGCGTCGGATCAGGCGGCTATCATCACGCAAATAGAACTGCTAAATGCCGCGGGGGATGTTTTGGAAAAGGCGCCTGTTTATATCCCGGTCAGCGAACCGGTTAATATCACCCACAGAATCCCGGTAAAGGAGGGGACAGCTTAATGGTAGACAAACCGATTGCATCTAATCTCCCGGCAGACTTACCTACCAACTGGCAGACAAATCAAATTGTCAGCCCCAACGGTACGGAGGTCGGCCTTGATACACAGCACGGATTCAATTATCTTGCAAAGCAGGTCAATGATGCGCAGGCGGGCGTGAACACGATCAACAATGCCTTTCCGGGACTTGCAGCAGCAAACCACACCCACACTCCGGCGCAGATCGGTGCGGACCCGTCCGGCAGCGCGGCGGCGGTGCAAGCAAACCTGAATGCCCACGCGGGCAATAAAAGCAATCCCCACGGGGTAACGCGCGGACAGATCGGCGCGGCGGCGGCGACTACCCTGACGGCCACTGTGCCGGTGGCATGGGGGGTATCCGGCGATTACTTTTATCAAAACGTCTCCGTGCCGGGGATGCTGGCCACGGATAATCCAATTGCGGATATCCTGCCGGGCGGCGACAACGCCGCCAACAAGCTGTACGCCGAGGCGTGGGGCAAGGTGCTGCGGGCGACGACCTATGACGGCGGCGTACAAATCTGGTGCACGGAAGCGCCCACCGTGGCATTCCCGGTGCAGTTTAAGGTGGTGCGGTGA